CGCCTGTCCAGATCCTTGCGTGTCGGGTACACCGGCATGTCGGGGAAAGAGCGCTTGAACAGCCCCTCCAGCCGCGGGTGGCAGTCCAGCACCACCTCGCCCTGGAACGCCTTGCGCAAGTCAGGGATGCAGGACGAAAACATGATCTCGTCGCCTATCCCCTGCTCGCCGAACACCACCAGGCAGGCATCCGGGTGCGCGTCGCCGTCCCACCATGAGGCGTTGTTATAGTGTTTGGTGATGCGGTCACCGGACTTCAGTCCGTAGATGTAGTTGCGGAACCCCTCTGCCCATTTTTCTTGTTCCAGCTGACACAGTGCAAGATTCCAGAACGCCTGGTTGTGGTGTGGGTCCATGGCAATCGACTTCCGGGCCCACTCCTCGCCAAGGTGCGGCGATCCTTCATTGATATGAAGCGTCGCCAGGTTGTTGTAGACATCCGCGTCCTCTTTTATCGCCAGCGCCTTCATCAGCGCCTTTTCGGCGCGGTCCGGCATGTGCAGCTTGCGGTACGAGGTGCCCAGGTTGTTCCAGATTTCCTGAACGTCGTCCTTCAGCTGCGCCGCGCGGTTCATGGCCAGCACCGCCAGCTGCGGCTTGTCCGTGTGCAGGTACAGCGTGCCCAGGTAGAACAGAATCGGCCAGTTGTCCGGTTCGTGCTCCAGCATCTGCATCAGTATCTGCTCGACGTTGGCCAGCGCCTTCGGGTCGCTCTTGGCCTTGCCCAGCATGTCCTGGATGTCGCCCAGCGATACGCTCGCCTTCATGCTGCACGCTCCCGGGTTCTGTTCACCGGAACGTCGCGCCACTCGCGCCGCTTTTCCTTCGTTTCCATATCCTGCACCTCGAACAGCTGCTGCAGGATCATGCGCCCGTTGCGCATCACAAATTCGAGTTGATTGGTCGGTATTACGATTTCGCCTTCATTCATTTTCGATTTCCCAAAGAAAAAGCCCCGCCGGAGCGGGGCTGGTTTCGATTTACTACGCTAGGTCGCGTCGTCCACGATGTAATCGAGCCGGATCGTAAACGCCAGGGACAGCGTTGCGGATGCAACGATGGCCTCGACATCGACGTAGCGGTTGATTACAGCATCGGACAGCGAGATCTGGTCCGGCACCTGGATGGCGGCTGCGCCATCAATGCCGATCATCGTTACCTGCGTAGCGGAACCCGAGCAGAGCTTGAATCCCGCGGACGTGGTGGACGAACCAGAGTCGCTGTAGTCACGGATCTGCACCGTCAACTGCGCGTCCGCGTCGATCATGGTGTAGTAGCCACCAATGATGCGCGCGCGGTCGGGCAGTTTGAACAGCTTGATCGTGTCGCCGACAGTGCCGGAGTCGGTGCCGCGAGAATACGTGCACACAACCGAATTGGTCCCGGCGTGGTTTTTCTTGATCGGCTTGGTGTAGGTGCTAGCGGTCAGGGTTGAAGTTGCCATGTGTCAATCCTCCTTATCGAGCGCCGTGAGCGGCGGCGTAGGTTGGGTAGACAATGGCAGCATGGTCCACGGCGTTGAAGGTTAACTTCTTCAATCCCCAGATCATGGAGGCCGCAACGCCCAGCTGGTTCTCGTAGTCGAACAGTTCCTCGACCCAGCTGATCTTGTTGTTGCCAGACCCCTTGCCAAACGCAATCGCACACGCCTGCGCACCGGCCAGCACAGCGCGTTTGGTGCTTGTCACACCGCCTGCGCTGGGTAATCGGTTCGTCGCGTGCAGGATCACACCGTTGTAGACGCCCAGCGAGCCGGTGAAGATCGGGTTCTTGGTAACGTCGCCCCCGTTCATCGCCGCTTTCTGGATGTCCAGCCACTGCCCGGTATTGGTGTTGGTACGCAGGTCAGCCGCCTGCTCCTCGGACATGAACATCACGTAGTATTCCTGCCCGCCCATGCGAATGGGTCGGATCGGGTACGTGCCGGTGCGCGCCTTCTCCACAGCGTAATCAATGCCGGTCAGGACGATGGTGTCCGTGGTCGACAGTGAAGCCGTGGTATTGGCGGTCCAGGATGCCTCGACCTTCATCACCGAGTTGGTGGGCGCCGTTGCCGACTGCATGCCCGTCAAGCGGGTGTCAGTCTGCGTGGCATTGCCGGCAAGCTGATTGAAAAAGCCGTAATCAATCTTGTCAGCCCACCAGTCCGCCAGGCCGTCCTTCGCCTCGTCGCGTACCGTGAACGGCACACGCTGTTCAGACATTTTCATTACGTTCAGACAGGTTCGCTACTCCTGCCCCGCCATTTCTGGCTGCTTACCGTCGCCGGCAAGATCGGACTATATCTTCATCCCTTTCGGGAGCTAGGCGCTTCGAGCCGCTTGGCCCTACGGGTTTCCCCTAGTCTCTGAACCTTCTATCGCATGCTCGCATGCGATAGCTTGGCTGCTGATTGTCTGACATGCTGTTTCACCTGTAACGTCATTGTTACAGATATTATAGAGCATGCCAGAGTTCCCAGCAATTCACCTAGTTATTGCCCGCCTATTGCTAGGCGGCGAGGCAAAATCTACCTCCAGACCGAACTGCATGCCGCAGCTGGTCGATGAAGATGTTATCGGTGTAAATGGAAAGCGCTTCCTCGTTGCCTTCGAGCGTGCCGTCACCGGCCACGCCACCTCCGGACAACTGAGTGCGCAAGTTCACCCGAACACGATCACCTTCGGACTTCATTTCATTCCGAATCTGGCACAGGGAATTACTGCCGGTGCCCATGAAACGCGACGCATACGTGCGCTTCAGGGCTTCCTTCAGGACTTCCGCAGACCAGTGTTTGACCGCATTAGGATGATTGACAGGATAGTCAGTTGTTGCCATGTCAAATCTCCCAAGAATGTCTCAATGTGCCCTCGCGGGCTCCGTGCTCACTTAACGCTGTAAGCCGCGAACCATCAGATACGGACTGATGACACCGAAACATCCCCATAACGGCGGGAATGACACCGCAACACTCTAACGGAGTGACTCGGGCCTGTGCTGACAGGACAGACCAACCGCAACGCTCGTTGGTGAGCGAAACCTAGAAACGGCCGGCGATAATATCGGCCATTGCCGCTTCAAACTCATGTGGTGCAGCGCTTGTCAGATCCTCGACCGACTGCGGCCGGGATGCGCCGCTGCCAAGTGACTTGGCCTGCTTCACACCCTTCTGCAGTTTTTCGATTTCCTTGCTTTCTGCCGGCTGCTCCTGTTCGGCAGGTGCATAACCATACACCGTTCTCGCGAGATTATACATCTGCTCGGCCGGGTTGCGACCCTGGTTCAGCCAGAACGCGCTCGCCGCCAGTTCATCCTGGTACATGCGCGCCATGATCTGGCTTTCGTCCATCTCCGGCATGTTGAACTTGATCTTCGCGTATTCCTTCTCGCGCACATACGCCAGCGCCTGGTGGTAGTCCGGGTGCGCCTTCGCGACTTCCTGCTCGGCGTAGTTGATCGCCTGGCCGATCTGCGAGATGTACGCCTGGTTCTGCTGCCACTCCTGCGACTTGCGCAGCTGTTCCTGCGCCGCCTTGTTCTGCTCCTGCAGTTCCCGCAGCCGGGTGTCCAGGTTGCCGACCGGATCTTCGCTCAGGTCCGGCGGGTTTGTCTTCTGCGCTTCCTGCATGCGCTGCTGATACTCGGCCAGCGCCTGCTCGATCTTGTTCATGCGCTCCAGGCGCTGTTCGAGCTCACCGAACTTGTGCTTCCACTCCTTGCGTTCCTCCAGGTACGAGGCGAGCGGTATTGTCTCCGGGTCTTTCTTCTCGACTACGGCCGGCTTTTCGGACTGCTCAGCAACATCCGAATCCGTGTCGCCAGCATCATCGACCTGATCAACTGGCTCCTCGACAGCAGGCGCCTCATCTTCTTCAGGTTCCACGGGAAACAATTCGCGTTCGATGGCTTCATTCATTTACATTTCTCCCTAGCGGTACATTTCGGTTGCGGCCTTCACTTCATTCAGCTTGGCCTTGGTTTGCGTTTCCTGCGTTTCCGCAGCCGTCTTTTGCAGATCCGCCTGCGCCTGCGCCGTTTCAAGCTCGAACGCCTGCTTCTTCATCTGCTCCTGCTGCGGGTTGCTCATCGCCTTTTTCCACTCGGCCGATACTTTGGCCGGCAGCGGCAGGTAGTCGATAAACGACGGCGGCGGCGCCATGCCCATCTGCGCCAGGCTCGGCATCAGCGCCATCAGCACCTGGAACGTGCGCTCGCGTTCGTTCGGGCTCTGCGGCGACTCGCCAACGATGATGTCGTACTCGAACGCCAGGGCATCTTTCATCAGCGGCACGTACTGTGCCCCTTCCTGCCCCACGATACGCACCAGGCGGCCGTCTGACAGGTATTCGCGGATGTACTGGGCCAGCACCCGTGACTGGCGCTTGCGGTACGCACGCAGGCTGTCAAACGCCCAGGCGAGTATGGTCATGCCGGCCTGCTTGCGCTGGCTTTCCAGCACGCCGGGCTGCTGCCGATCGGCCAGGCCCAGCAGTTCCAGGTTGGCGCCGGACACGTCCTGGAACATGTTCATCGCGAACATCATCAGGCGGTCCTGCCCTTCCGGGTATTTCGCGAGCGCGCGCTCCTGCACCTTGCCCTCGCGCAGCGCGCCCGATTTCAGCCACACGATGCGGCTGGGGTTGCTCCAGTCGTCCTCGGCCCGCTGCACGTTGTCGAACGCATCCTTCTCGGCCATCAGACCGCCCTTTGCGTTCGTGCCCAGGATGTACAGGATCTGGCTAAACAGCTTGTTCAGCCAGTCCTGCGGATCTTTCAGCGGGCGCACCAGGCCGTACCAGACGTTGTTGTTGCGGTCCAGCTTGCCGGTCACGCACTGCAGCGTGAAGTCCTCGCTCTCCAGGTCCGCGGTTTCGAGCACCGTCCAGCCGGCCATGAACGCCGTCTTGTGCTGGCGCTTCGTCATCGCCACGGCCTTGGGCACCGGCATCATCGGGTCCAGTTCCTGCCGCTGCTGGTACATCCTGTTGACCGCGCTCCACTGCTCGCGCGACAGGTCGACCATCTTGCCGTTGATCTGCACGCGGTAGTAGGTGACGCGCTCGAACCACTGGTACTGCGCGACGTAGATTTCCTCGTCCTCGCTGCGCGGTGCGCGCCGGGACTGGTCGTGTTCGTACTTCCACGCCTCGCTGGCGTTGTGCACGGACTCGGGTTCGTACTCGGGTTCCCATACGCGGGAGAACTCCAGGTCGTCCGCCTTGTCGGGCCACAGCGCCTTCACGTCCGAGATGGCCATCGGCTTGACCCGCATCAGCCACTTGGCATCCGCCAGGTTGCGCTGGTTGGCGGTGTGGTCCCAGAACATCTGCAGCGGGTCGATACGCTCGACCTTCACCTCGCCGTCCGGGTTGACCTCGTAATCCATCCGGGTTTCGGTCCAGCCCATGCCGCAGACGACGCAGTCCTTGAACGCTGTCGAATGGTGCACCTCGGCGTCGCAGTCGTCGTTCACGTACTGCACGGCGCCGTTCCACAGGTCCGCCTGCCAGGTCTGCTCCGGCCCCGGCTGGCGCGGCAGGAACTGCACCTCGTTGCGGTTCAGCGCCTCCAGGCCGCACACGGCCTGCACGAACACCTCCGTGCGGTTGAACGTGACCGGCGCCCGCGACTGTTCTTCCATCGAGGCGCGTTCCTCGTCCGTCCACTGGTGGCCGGCGACATAGTCGAACGCCGTGCGCGCCTCGTCGCGCCAGTCGTCCGTGTTGGCCATACAGGAGCGGTAGCGCTCCAGCACCTTGGTGACGAATTCCTTGTCGTCACTGTCGGGCGACGGGACTTCTGTTTTGTCGTAATCGGCCATTAAATCGTTTTCCAGCTTCGCGCGTTACGGGTTCGCATGCGCTTCTGATACCTGTCCATCTGTTTTTCTTTCTCCAGGTGCGCCTTGTCCAGCCCGCCGCCGAACGTGAGAATGAATGCGTCTGCCAGGTCCGGACTGCGACCG